GTTCCCTGGAGTGTAAATGTTACCTGCTGAGCATCTTTTCCAGTTCCACCAGCTTCAGGGAAGTTTGGATAGACGCTACCAGTAAACACTGTGCCAGTTGCAGCTGTGAATGAGTATGTAAGTGCTGTGTTAGGTGCGCTTGATGCTGCTGCCCAAAGAAGCTCGCAGATTGAGAATGTAGGTGCTGTTCCTGATGCACCCCAGTCTGCTAGGACTGTCAATGTCAAAGTGGCTGAGGTATCAAGTGCCCAAAATACTTTTCCATCGATTGTCTCGTATGTGTTGCGCTCTAGGTCAGTTTTGAGCGATGCTGATATTACTTGAGGATCGTAAACCTTGCTATCGATTGTAAGCGCAAGGTCGCGACCTGTGATGACTGTTGTTGCCATTTTGTCTCCTTAGACTGTTCGCGTGTAGTGGGTACTAACGCCTATATCGGCTACTAGCAGATTGCTTGCGCCTACTTGTGTGACTGTTGGACGTTGAACGTCGCTTATTTCATAACCTGCTGGAATAGCGAGGACAACGCTTTCGATAAGCTGCTCGATGTTGTCGAGCGATGCTGGATTGCTGGAATAAGTAACGCAGCAAGAGATGGTGAAATTGATTTTGGCTCTGAAGGTATCTGATCCAATAGTGTCGAATTCGAGATACGGCGATGATGGCACTAGGACTACTGCTGGCACCGGCACCGATTCAGGGACGTATGCGAATACGTTAGCCGTTACTCCGCTGAGTGCTGTAGCAAGTGGCTGACGAACTGCGCTAAGAATTGTTGATGCTGTCATCCGACGATGCTTTCAACGTCGATATAAGAGCCTAGAAGTCCTGCTACGCGAGAGTAAAGGCTGCGTCCCATTCGGTAAGGTGATGGAGCGAAGTCCACGCCCTCGATTTGACCGCCTGCTGCTGTACGGCTTTGGAATACTTCAACCGATACTACAGTCACTGCCTGCTCGACTGCTGCGTTTCCGACGTAGGTAGATGCGCCGTTAAGGGTTGCTGTGCCTGATGGAATTACATTGAAAGGAAGAATGTCTGCGTTTGTCTTTGAGACGGAGAATTCTGTCAAATCCTCTGAAACGTCTGTGATTGTGTAAGTGCCGTTGAGAGTCGCGGATACTCCTGCAACGATCACTGATTGCCCGATGTCGAATTTATGTTCTCCGACTGTAGTAAAGATTGCTACGTTATCGACCAGTTCTGCTCGCTCGATTGGAGCGTAATACTTAACGAGAAGTGGAAGAACCACTGTCTCACTTGTATCGATAATATCGTTAAGAATTGCGTCGCTGTATAGGGATGAAGAGACGCCAAGAACAGTCCTCAGCTCAGTGGCTGTAATGATTGTAGGCATCTCTTCATCCTTCTACTAGGTGAGAGGCGGGCGGGAGCACCCACCCCTCACGATTGATTTAAGCGGCTTAGACGTTAAGTGTGAACGCGCCTGCTGCTGTGAGTGTTACTGCTGAGCCGTAGCCGTAGTAACCGACTTCAACCTGACCTGTGCCAACGATGTTGGTGCGGAGCTGAAGTGGAGCTGCTGATTCGTACCATACGAATGAGTCTCCGTTAAGGATGATGATTGAGTCATCTCCTGCGCCTGAAGCGTTTGGTGTTACATAGACTGGAAGTCCCATAACAGATCCAACGAATCCACCTGGATTTACCATTCCAACGCCGTTTTGTGAATTTCCAGCAACGTCGAATAGTGGACGCTTGTTAGAATCGTTGAGTTTAATCATGTTAGCCCACTGTGTAGGTGTGCAGACGATTCCTGTAGCGTGACGCTTTGTAGCTGCATAGACTGAAGCTGCTCCGCGTGAGATAAATCCAGCGAATGAATCACCATCGAAAGGAAGTGTGATTACTGTTGAGTCAAGTGTGCCTGCTGCGAGAGCTGTGTACATTGCTGTATCTGTAGCAGAAGCGTAAGCATTAGCCATAAGGCGAACGAGCTCATCAAAGAATGCTGGAGAAGTGCGATCAAGAACTTCTACATCGAATTTCTGCATTCCAGCGTACTTTGAAACTGAGCATGAAACGTATTCGATTTCAACCTGAGTATCTGAGAACGCACCCTTTTCAGCTGCTGCTGCAACTGTTGGAGCTGTTTTTACACGAGGAATCTCGAATGTAAGTCCCGCTGCTGGCAATACTGCTGAGCGAACTGCTGCGATTGCAGGACGGATATTTGTGGACTTTGGATCCCAAATTGTTGCAAGCTGAGGTGTTGGTACGAGACCAGCAACTTCAGTTGATGTTGTGTCTGATGCCGCTGCGACATAGAGCTTTGAAGTCTCATCGCCCATTGCTGCGCGGACTGAGTGCTCCAAGTAAAGTCCTGGAGTATTGATTGGGTTACGAACAGTTGTTGAGATGAATGGCGCTGTTGCTGCCTTGACCTCAACCTTTGCAGCCTCTACCGTTTCAACGGCAGGAGCTTCTACGGTAGTGTCTGACACTGTTTCTCCTTGTGTTTGAGTTTGATTCTCTGAATCATTTTCAGATTCAGAAATTGGGGTTTCTGTAGCCGCTACTTTCTCGACTACGCTTCCTGGAATTGCTCCATCTGTTACCAGTGAAACTTCCACGAGCTTCGATGCTGAGATTGAAAGAACGCCGTCTTTGTTATCCCATGCAGTTACTTCGACGCCGACTGAGAAATCAGAACGGAGTCCGTCGGCAGCTTCAACGAGTGCGTCATTTCCTGCTGTTGTCTTTGAAATCTTAAATTCAGCGACGATGCCTGAATCATCTACTGTTGCTGAAATCATTTTGCCAAGTGGCTTGAGGTTATTGTGCTCAAGCTGAAGTTTCACATTCTTAGGAATGTCGATTGAACCTGGCTCGAACATTGTCTTGCCTGCTGAGGTGTTTCCTTCAGCGTTCCACGCAACGATACGTCCAGCGATGACGCGAGATTCTGCGTTTGTCGCTGTGACTGTCATAGGCATTTGGATTTTCATTTAATTAGATCCTCTTCTTCTTGAATCTGCTCAACGCTCATCGCTCCGATGGTGTTAAGAATCTGATATACCTGCGCACGCTGTAGCGGGTCTCCACGAAGGAAATCGTCTAGGCTGAAGCGCGTTTCAACGCCAGCCGTTACGAAATCAGGCATGGAAAGCCTTTGCTCAATAGCGACGAGGATATTGCGGATAGAAAAATCGATAAGAGCGCGACGTTCTGAAATCGCGTTGCTGTAAGTCATCGAAGTCTGCTCAGCTGAAGCGAAATAGGCAGGGAGTCCGATTGCGCGGCAGAGTTCCAAAGATACGTACTGTCTTGCTTCATTTAATTGCAATTTGGCAGGGTCGATACCGAGAATCTGCAAATCAATATCGGCATTAAGGAAAGCCGTTGATCGAGTACGTCGGGCTGAATTCCATGCTGCGAGAAGTGATTTAATTCTTTCAGATGTAAGATTTGTGCCGTTAGATTTTAATGCCATTTGTGGCACTGGCTCTTTTGCGTACATTTCTGCCGCTGCTTCAAGTGCCGCAGCTGCGCGAATTGTTTTTCCAGCGCGTGAGAGTAATCCTTCATCTAATCCGTAAAACACAATGAGAGAACCGACGCCTGCATTTGGTACGAGAATTCCATCGACTGTGTAACCGATGATTTCAGTTCCCATTGCGTTTAATTTTGTTACTACACGATCAGGCGAAATACGAGTCCAGTCTGATACGCGAGAATCTGAATACTGCGCTAGGACTTGTCCATAAGATACGCCTCTGAAGAGTAAATCTTCTGCGACGTATGCGTAGATATAAGAACCAGGGACGCGTGAGTCGGGTTGATTAAACACGCGAGTAGGCTCAATGTGCGCCCCTGTAAATTTGTTATATTGCTCGATGGGAAGGCTTGCAGTAGTTGAGCAAATGATATTTCGGGCTCTTGCGATTGTTGGTACTGCCATCGCTTCGCCGCGTGTTGCTCCGATGAATCCACCGAGCGTCCATTGGCTGCCTTCAAATGGTGTCGAATATGCAGCATCGACTGTGAGCGCATTTGACGTCTCTACAGCTTTTGACTTAAGATTGAAGATTCCCATTAGGGAAATTATACCTTATTAACCGAAAATAATATCAGCTTCTGACTCAGGACGTGCCGCAAAGTGGCAGACCATCGCTAGGGCAACGGCGGCACAGATCGTAGCGTTGGATACTTTTCTTCCGAGATACCATCCCCCATCTTTGAATGGGAGTTTGACGGCTGAGAGAACTTGCTTGTTGAACTCATCGACGTCATGGTGTCGTAGCCTTTGGGAAGTGATCGCGGAAAGCATTTCGTCGCAAGCCTGACCATAGAGTGCGCCATCGATAGGCGTAGTTGGAATACCTGCTGGTGCCAGTAAAGCGGCAACAGCCGCGGATGTCTGACGAGAATATGCCACTGTCTGCGTCGGGTACTTACGAACGTATGTAGCCACGTCGTTCGCGACTTGCTTCGAGTCGAGGTTGGTTGGGTTTGTCCAGGTGTGTACCAGAAAGACATTTATCTTCTCCCCTTCTTGTTGGGCTGCTATAAGTGCTCCCGCTTTTCTGTCGGGAGATAAATCTATCGCCATCCACGTTTCGGCTTCTTTGTCGAGCTTCAAATTCTTATCAGCTGCGGCAGCCCAGTTACTAGGATTGATTGCTGGATTGACCACCGATACCCATTGGCACAGCAATTCAGTTCTGACAATACTTTCATCATCTGACATAGCCGTTTCGAGATTCTCTAGGCTAATCGTGTGCCCTAACGATGGATTACTTTGCGCCCAGGCAGATTTGTCGCGAATATCGCAGCCTGGCTCGGCCGACCATTCGAACCAGCCAATTCTGTCATCTGCTCCAGCCGCCGCTGCGAGCCCGCGTTCCCTAAGTCGATTGAGAATAATTGAGTGTTGATCGCCAGCATTGGAAAAGATTAAAGCCTGAGGATTTGGGGTAGCCATCTGCGTATAGCGAAGCGAACTCCACACTTCATCGTCTTTATACTCTCGAACTTCGTCCATGTAAATCGTGTCGGGTGCTGCGATACCGCGAGCCGCTGAGTTATTGGCTCGGACTAGGTAACGCGCTCCATCTTTGAGCTTGATTTCCTGAGAGCCCTTCGTTTCGTACTTCTTGAAGAACTGCTCGGCCAGCGAAAGGTTATTCTGAATCGTGTCATCGATCTTCCAAAAGATTTCGCTCGATGTAGTCAATTTGTGAGCCGTATGCACTTGTAATTTCTGTCCCATAGCGAACATTCGCCATAGAATCATCAGCTGCATGAAGGTGGATTTGCCGTTCTGACGGCTGATTATCACGCCCACTTCCTTGAAATACCAGCGATCTGATTCGTCCACTTTGCATATTTCATGGGCGAGAAACATCTGCCAGGGAAGCAATTTGAAGCCGATTGACTCACAGAATTCGATGAAATCGATGCCATAACTAGGTAAATCAGGACTTTGAGTCCATATACGAGGCTCCACAACCCCCTGTAAGGTCACAGGAGCCGATTTGAGACTAGTTGAGGTTGAACTAGGCATATCTAGTCGGACTCTTCTTGAACGTGGCTTATCGAGGTGTTATGCGGGGTAAAAGAACCAA